GTCTACAATTTCAAGAGAATCGTCCGTAGTATGAGAAAACAGATCGGTGTCGTTGAAAGTCTTATGTCAGCCGGAAGATGGGATGAAATCAAATACCCGAAAGTTCCGAGCCGTGCAATGATGATTTACCGCAAGGCATTTATGAAACATGATGCTGAGAGATTTGGAGAGTTTATCAGCAAAGCAGAAAAGGGAGAGGTAAAGATCAATGCCTCAACACTATTCCCTTACGATATTGTTGAGAAGATCCTTTACGGCAGAGAGAGCAACAAGGTACTTGAAGCCCAGTGGAAAGCCTTGCCGGATTATGTGGAGAAAGGAACAAACGCTTTAGTTATGGCGGATGTGTCCGGTTCCATGAGAGGCAGACCTATGGCAACATCAATCGGTCTTGCAATCTATTTTGCAGAGAGAAATGTGGGTGCATACCACAATCTGTTTATGACATTCTCTGACAGACCAGAGACGGTTATTCTGAGGGGAGAAACCCTTGAACAGAAGATCTGCAACGTGAGCAGAGCAAATTGGGATGGTAACACAGACCTTAAAGCTGCTTTTGAGAGGGTTCTTGAAATTGCGAAAAAGCATAATACTCCGCAGGAGGAAATGCCGAAAGCAATCGTTGTTATCTCTGATATGGAAATTGACTATTGCGGAAACCGTGAGTGGTCGTTCTATGACAAGATGGCAAATAAGTTCTGCAAGGCCGGTTATGTAATCCCGAACATCATCTTCTGGAATGTGAACAGTAGACACGATGTATTCCATGCAGACCATGACCGTAAGGGAGTGCAGCTTGCAAGCGGACAGTCCGTTACCGTGTTCAAACAGATTCTGCAGAACCTTGGTTACAATCCGGTTGAGGCGATGGAGAACACAATCAATTCTGAGAGATATGATTGCATCACAGTAGAATAAGTCAGGAAACAGTAGGTGGCGGTCGGAATGACTACCACCTATTTTTTATGGAGAAATAAATGGTTAATAGAAAAGATAAAGAACCGAACATAAACAATTATAAGTGCGATTACTACGAAAAAGATATGGGGATTTGCGGGTATGGTTTTGGAGATTGCGGAACAGATGGTAAATACAGCTATGATGCTGAATGTGGTACTGTCTGTTTTAAGTCACTGAAATACGAAAAAGATTTGGCAGAATATTTGAAAATTATTTGAAGCATATATTTGGAGGTTAGAATGGTAAAGAAAAGGACTATCTACACAGCATCAGACGGAAAAGAGTTTGATAATGAGAAAGAAGCGGAAGAACACGATAAAAAGGTAATACGAGAATCAATCAAGGTTTACAAGGTGTACTACAATCCAGATTTGAATGAGGGCAGAGGATATGGCGATCATGGATATGTGTACGTTCATGCAAATAAGTATCACGAACAGTTTTTAGAGTATTTCCTGTGCAAGAGGTTCGGCAACCCGATTTCCTTTGTCATGGGTACTTTTGGTTCAAATGCAATCATGCAGACATATACTTACCTCGAAGTTCCTGAAAGTGATGTGAAAGCTGATAAGATTCTGGCAAGGATAGAAGAGGTCTTTGTAGATAAATTGTGGAATAAGGAGGATAACTGCTATGCACCTTTTTAGATGTAGACATAATTTCAAAGTCATAGAAAGAAGCAATGCCTTACAGCAAGACGATATGGGCTATCCACTGAGATTGTGTATTGTGAAATGTGAAAAATGCGGAAAGACAGAACAACATTGGATTGATGTTGACGAAAAGGCATTAGAAGAATTAAAAACAGGAAAATCGTTTCTACTGAAATGGGAGGATTCAATCAATGGATAAATACTTGAGTGTAATAACGAACTTTGGCTGCCACGGCAGATGCCCTTACTGCATAGTCCGGGAAAATGGAATTAAAGTGCCAAAATCCACGGTGGACGGTCTGGATAAACTGGAAGATGCCATTACATTGACCGGAGCGAATATCGTATCTATCTCCGGCGGTGGAGATCCGCTTTACCGGTATAGTGACAATCCTCTTGTACCGATGTATCTCGGCATGGTTATGGGTATCTGCATTAAAGCCGGTATTCCAATGGAAATGCACACGAGCTACACAGAGTCGGAGTTTCCGTACCATTTCTGCAAAAGAGTGGTGTATCATCTGCAATCTGTTGAAGATTTGGAATGTGTGGAGAGACACGGAACGGAAATCGTAAGAGTAGTGTTCGTTGCAACAGAGAAATTATCGAAAGAGGACATTACCAAGATTTCAGACTTTGTTCATTCCTCAGACCAGATAGATGAACTCAGTTTCCGGCAGATGGTTAATGAGCGGTATGAGACGGAGTATTACAACCATGACTTTCTGAAAACCGGTCACGAAAAAGGATTGTGGCATTACATCCGGCAGAAAGATTATAACATCTACTACGCTGAGAACAGGATATACACGAAGTTCTCGGAGATCGGAGAGGACG